CTTTCTCTTCTTTGTTTAATCTCGACATTGTTTCACCATCCTTCCGGTTCTTCTTCTTGCATTATCCAATGTGCTTTAATATCTCTAGTCGAGTATATATCTCCGGCATCAGAAGTCCATAGGATTACGCCCATGTCTCCAACCCAATGACTAACAATCATCATCTCAATACCGTTGTGTATGTTCTCAAACCTATATCCTCTAATATCGTGTTCACCTTCCGGTATGCGGGCAGTCTTTCTTAATTTTTCATTTCTTTCTTTCAATTTTTGTTTAGTCATTTTATTCCTCTCCATTACTTACGTTTACTATCGTTTTCCATGTGCTGTAATCAGGTAAGTTATTTTCATCAAACGCATTAGCGTCTAACATTCTATGTAGAACGGTCTTAACGTGCGATATTCTTTTCCTCGCTGTTGCATCCGTCATATCTTCTACAATATCGCCATTGTCTATTATATCTAGCATTAAGCGATATATCTCTCTTTCCATTCTCATTTCATATTCTTTATCCATTTTTGTTATCTCCTTTGTCGGCTCTCGCCATGTTTCTAACTAAAGACTTATCCTTTTTAAGTCTGTCGTTCTTGAATCTTAAGCGTGGTTTTTTATTTAAGAAAAAACTACTCATTCTATTTCCTCTCCATCATCTAATACATTACCGCATGATACTACATATCTTTTTGCTTTACATCTAGTACATTCTACATCTACTTCTGTCAATAATCTATTCTTAGATACAGCACTTACTGTATAGACTCTTATTACAGACCATGCACAACCGTGATATTCACAATCATTCATTGTGCATCACCCAACCACCAATGAGGCACTTTACGGCCATCCCACTTAGCAAACTCTTTGCTGTGATAATAGCGTCTGTAAGCCTGTACTGCCTCATCTCCGGTAGCATGGCTGTCTCCTTTCTGTTGTTGTCCGGCTTTTCCTGTGATAAGTGGTATGTGATTGGGTCTATACTCATCGGGCATAGCAAGAGCAAAATGTGTTAAGTTACTTTTAGGGATAAGGTAAGTCATCTTTTGAAGATGACGAATACCTGCCTCACAAAAATGTATTTTCTTATACTTGTTAGAGTATTCTATACATATCTCTAGGGCATGACGGACAGTCCATGTGTAGTTTTCTCTACTGTCGCCTACCCATCGAGTACACGGATGATTATGATAGCCACCCTTGAGAGGTGTGCCTTTCTTAGTAAGAGGCATCTGTTTCGGCGTAGCACCATGTCTAATCACACTACTGCCTAGCATTTGTAAGCACTCGACTATCATTTTAGGCAGGTGTTTATTACAGTAATCTCTCGCCGCTAATTCAGGGTTTTCATTTAGGATAAAAATATTCATAGTAAATCCCTCACATCATCTATCTCTACAATTCCCCTATAAATAATAGGCTTTGTTTGTAGGCCGTCGCTATATTCTAGTGTAACAAAACACTCATCGTCTCCATCACACCATGTCCATTCTAGTATCTTCATACTTACTTGTATCGTCTTTTCACTCATATTATATCCTCTCCTTCATAGTATTTAACTGTGTTGATTGTGCTTCTAAAGCGTCATAATATTTCTGTCTTAGTTTTGTCGTAAACTTTTTTGGTTTTTGGTATTGATGTGTATAAGATGCCAACTTTTTAGCGAGAGCATCTATATCTACTACATCGTATTTGAATATCTTATTCTTTTGTTTGTCATATCCAAAATCTTCTTTTACCTTAACAAAAACTTTATTTCGTGTTAATGATTGACTCAATGCTTGTCTTGAACATTCACCTGATTTTCTAACGGACTTATCTTGCTCTTTATATCTCTCTAATAAATCTCTTGAAGTTTGTATTCCGTTAAGTTTAATATAATCATAACAGAAATCTAGTATCTGTATTCTACTTCTACCGTTACTCATTCTTCTTCATCCTCACATTCACATTCATAACAGTGATAGCATCCACTACAATTACCATTATCGCAATACATTTCATCGTATTCGTGCATTTCATCACCACAATTACCACAATACCTTACATTATCTTCATCGAGGTCATTTAATCTAACATGACCTACTACCTGCTCACCTGTTTCTAAGTGTGGTTCATCGGTGAAAACAATACCTAGATTTGATATTTCTTTTACGTCATCTTTATCTATGCAAGTTCTGTTATTAGAAATAGCACCATAAGGAACGATAGCCAATAAACCCGCATCAACACCCATCTCTACGCCCGCAATCCAACCACGCATTTGTTTTACGGTATTAGTAAACTTCCAAACACCATCTCCGAAAGGGCTATTCCATACTTCTATGTTGTAAATTATACCATCTACACCCCACTCAATATAAACGGGATGTTCGGGACAACCATTATCTTTATTTTCTTTTTCTCCATCCCATAGGGCTACGCAAAACTCATCCCATCTATTATCATCTATGACATAACATGGGTCGCCCACGTAGTATTTGTATTCGTAGTATGTTGGTATATTCATAATATCACAACCGCAGTAATTAAGATACCTAATGATATTACACCAAAAATAATTTGCGTCATAACTAACACCGCCAATTCATCATTTAGTATTTCCTTAAAACTATCTCTAATCATTCTACATCCCCTCTATCAATGTAAGGCTCTAATTTACTAAACTCGGTATCATCAACAAAGGATGATTCGCACCAAAGCATTGTAAATAATGTCGCTGTAAGTTTTTGGTATATTTCTTCTTCATTGTGCCTAAACCATTTTGAATCAATAAATTGTTTAGCCATTTCTTCCGACATTCCTACCTCTCTAGCGGCTGTATAAAAGGCCGCCCAAATATTATTTTTAGCGTAATTCTTAGTGAAAGAAATATTAGGGTTAAAGTCATGTTCATTGTATAATGTCTCTATCTCTTCATCATACTTATGCAAATTGTTTAGTGTATCTTTCAATGTCATATTTATTCCTCTTCCTCTATTACATCACCAAGAAAATTAATCTCATGGGTAGTTACTTGAATATCACTAGTTACTTTTACGGGTATTTTAATATCTTTGTGTGTTTCTTTATCAGCCATGCCGAATAAACTAATATCGCTTAATCTGTCATCTTTATCAACGATTACAATTCTAACCAAATGGCTTAAATCTTCTTTGCCTCTTAGTATTCTTATTTCTTTTATTCCATGTGCATTTATACTTACGTTATTCATTTTATTCATCTCCGTCCATTTTTTGTTTTTCATCTTCCCAATCTCTTAGTATTTGCTCGGTGTCCCATACTGCTCGATTTATTTTATTAAAATCGTTATCACCCAATATGTCTGTTTCTCTATTCAGTTTATGTAGTGCATCCATAGCATTTTCTAATTCTGTTAAGGCTAAGTCTACCATATCTTCTTGCATTCTATCTCTACTGTTTTCAGCCGCACTCTTTCTCATATATCTCTCTCCTTCTCCATCTTATTTAAGTCTGCTGTTTGTGATTCTAAAGCGAAGTCTACGAATATTACTGAATTAGAGGTTATGAATGAATCTTTCTCGTCATCAGCCCATCTTCCATTAGCGATTCCATGATACTCACTACCGATTCCGAATAGTTTGTTAAACCAATATACTTTTTCCTCATCAGTATCTTCATCTAAATCACAATAAGCCATAATCAATTCATTCATAAAATTAAAATAATCCTCTATAAAAAGTGAATCACCATCAATCCATTCTACAACCAAGTAAAGATTCTTTTCGCCGAAATGTAAATTAAAATCTGTATTAGATTCGTTTATCCAAGTATAAACTTGATGTGTAATAATACTCAAATCAGCATTCATGCAATCACCTCTTTCTCAAACTCTTCTTCATTCAATTGAATACTTTTGCCGTTAAAGCAAAGACTAGTAATATCTGATACGGTTACGCTCTCTCTATCTTTGAAAGCGACTGTAATAGGATAATCCATCCAATCAAAATCATCTGTATTTTCTTTTGTCGTAATTATAAAACTAATTATGTCATTTAATGTCATGCTCATGCAATCACCTCAGTTTCTTTTACGACAAAAGAAGGGAATATCTGATGTACTCTTTCTAGTAATGCTTGACATACTCCACAATCTTCATCATAGGCATCAAACAAATCGGTATATTCTTCGATTTGTGCTAAGTAATAATTACTTGTTAGGTATCTCATAACCAATTTCTTTGTCAAAGGTGTAATAGAACCTGTATTATATTCCCAATCGTGAATTGCCTGTTTAGCCTCAGGTTTAGATACTTCTTCATCATAATAACTCGGTCTACTTACATTACAAATATAACCTATCATCATGGCTATATCTGTATCAAGTAAAGCCGTTGGTTTCGGTCTTACAGTCATCATTATACTTCCGTTTTGTCTCTCGCATATTTCTCCATGTCTACCATGTCTCGTTCTTGTCATATATCTCTCTCCTTTTTCATTCTATTTAACTATACCGTTTGTGATTCCTAAGCGTCATTTTTGTAGTCAGTCTTAGGAGTAAGTAGAGGGTACTACCCCCCTACTTACTTTTACGATAATTCTAAGCGTACATCTCCGTAATGGTTTCCCATGCGTTTGACTTCATTCTTGCACCCGCACCTACGATTGCTGATTCTACTTTGCTATCGCTAGATTTTCCATCTTTGGTGTGCGACCATGCGTGGTCTATGTATTCCGTAGCCACATTGAAGGCCGCCCATGCACTATTTTCCATGCCGTTGATAGTATTCGTTTCTGATGTTTCTAAGTCTAACAAAGTGGTTAGAGTATTTTGACCTCTAGTGCCTAATCCGTAAGGATTATTTGCATCATAATCTTTGCCGCCCTTCATCATATCTTCACTTTGTTTTAGCCCTAAAGTATCTATGTAGTAATTAATTCTATCATCTTGAGACATTTCAACACTAATTAACTCGGTTGCTGTTTCCATGAATGTCTGATTGAGATGGTCTACAATTTTTAGAGCCTCTACCAATTGTGCAATCCTATCTTCTTGACGTGCTGAATGTCTGATAGTTAGGGCATTTTTATTGATACCCATTTTCTTTAATAGACTTTGCATATATGTAAATTGATTACTGCAAGCAATTCTTACATTTGAGGGTAAAATACGGATTCCACCCGAACCGTCATTTGTATTCTGCAACATTATGTATTGTGAAACATCATCCATTCCACCGATAGAGAATCCTTCCGGCATCTTAAAAGATGCTACAATTTTTCTACCACCATCAACAAGACCGATTCTATCCCAATCAACCATTCCTCTTTTTACCAAATCGTCAGATATATTTAACAATCTTTCATTTTGCATAACTTTGTATGTGCCTTTTACAACACCAAAAGTTTGGTCAGTATCTTCTCTAAATGTCCTAAATTGGTTAGGTATAACCTTTCCATCTTTAGTATAGACAGATTCCATGCCAATATTAAAATCGGCCTTTGCATTCTGCAAGACCTCTTTTACAGTCGTTCCTTGTGCGTCTCTTCCAAATCGGGCATAAGCCCCTAACATTCCTCTCATTCCATTACTCATTCTATCACCTCTACAAATCTTTCGCTCTTAGGTACTTTCCAAACAGTCCCCGTAATAGACCTACCTGTTCTACCACGATTCTCTAAGGTTTCAACCTTGAGTGATTTAGGATTTATCTTTATGATAATACCCTCAGTCTTTTCTCCATTCGGTCGCCCGAATCTTACTTTCATTCCATTTTCATATTGCATTTTTTTTATCTCCTTTTTTGTTTTCTTCTGTTGGTGTAGGTACTTCTCCCACAAAACTAACTAATTTGTCATCAGTTATAAGTCTGTTCTTCTCGCTTCTTAAGCGTCTAATATTATTTTTAATTTCATTTTGTCTTACAACCATATTCATAATTGCTCTTGCTTCTTCTTTTCTTTCAGATTCATTATACTTATCTTTAGCATAATTAGTTTTAGCCCTAATCAAAGGTGCGTTTGGGTCATATTTCGTCATATATCTCTCTCCTTTTTCTTTTTACTTAAATCTATTCTTCTTGAATCTTAAGCGTCATCCTCAATCCCTAGACAGCCTGTTGTTAAATCGTATTCTATTACTGATAATTCTTCTCTTAATACGCTGTACATACTAATTATTTGACCTAAAGTTAATTTCTTTTTTAATGAAAGTAATTCCTCTTCAAATAATTCTTCATGAATTATTGCATAGTCTATATCTGTCAATGGTTCATTAAAATATGCCTTCATAGCACGGTAGGTTTCTTGGCTCATAAACTAAACTATATCTACTACTATTTAACCATGTCGTTTATGCTTCTTAAGCGTCATTTTTAGTTTTGTAGGCAGTTTTATTTTCCTGATTTCATAATGTTTTGTAGGCATCTTTAGTGATTTTAAGTGCTTATAAACTACGCAAAAATGTTTTGTAGTCGGTCTTACATTTATCTAAAAGTGCCTACAAAACTTTATCTTAAAAATAAAAAAAGTGGGATGCACCCGAACGGATGCACCCCGAAAGGTATTTTGACCTTAAAAATAAGTCCTCTTCCGAACCCAATGCCGGAAGGCATATTTTTCTTTTTCGTTAAATCTAAGTGGGTATAACCGAGAATCGAACTCGCATCTCCGTGAGGCTTCTCATCCTCTCCGACTATCTAACTACCTTGCTACCCTACAAAATTGTAGGCTCATTAGAGTTTCCCCGTTTGATAAAGCAGACCGAGTTTTGTTTTCTCGGCTACTGCTCTCTACCCTACAAAATTGTAGGGCTAGAATTGTTCGGCATTTAAGCCGAGTTTGTCAATCATTTGCCTAGCCCAAAGGGTCAAGGCCGGATTTGAGTCTCTCAAATCTTTTCGATTCTGTAATGTGGGTCTTAAATCTTTAGCCATTTATTTTCGCCCCCAATATAATTTTCCTGCTTTTGTATCGTTAATCATTTGTTGTAATTCTTCGGTTGTCATATTCTGTTTCTCCTACAATTTATTCTTATTCTTTATCTTATTTAATATACTCGTTCTTGATTCTTAAGCGTCTTACTCTTCTTCATAATTTTCTTGAACGTGATTTGATAATTCATCCCAATTGATTAATTGGAAATTAATTAAATCATCGAAAAACCTACCATAAAAATGGTCGGCTGTCATTTTATGAAATGCTGTTTCTAATTGTAATCTTAGCCATTCAATATCTCCTTGAGTGCTTGGCTCAAAATGTAAATTAATAAGCCACGTTTCTCTATTTGTCCATCCGTTGTAATCAGTTCTTGTCGTCATATTTTAATCTCCTTGTTTATTTTATTTAATACCCTCGATTGTGATTCTTAAGCGTCGCAATTACTGCAAATAATGCGAGCCTTAAAATGATGCTCTTTAGGTAATTTATATTTTATATCATCGGCATGGATTTTTGAAGCCGATATTACAGGACTGATTTTTTGACATGATGAACAAGAGCCATCATATTTTAAGAATTGGAAATGTGGGACTGATTTTACTTTTACCGCATTTTCTAGTTCCCAATTAGCAACGGTTCTTTTTAGAATAATATTTTCTTTTCGGGCAATTTTAATTTTTATTTTATCTTCCATTTGGTTGAAGATATATTGAGATTTTGAAAGAGGATTATAATTATTGAAATCATGATTATTGATTGCATTGATTTTTATTTTTGACATTCTTGATAATGAACAAGATGGTAAATGCTGTCGAATTGGACAGCCACATTTTCTAGTACCCTTGAAATTAGGATTATTTGAACCGATTCTATTTTGAACCCATGATTCGGATTTTTTACCTGAACCGCCTTTTTTACCTCTACTAGAAGCGACGGGACATTTACCTTCATGGATTACACCTTTACATATTTTATATCTGCAAGGTTTTTTGGTGCTGTTTGTCATAATTTAAAATATATTGTCATAGTATATATACTTAACCTGTTCCTGCATCATTGGTTTTGTAGGCGGTATTTTGGGGGTTTTTTCGGGATATTCAATGTTTTGTAGTCATGCGTAGCGTATTTTTAGTTTTCAGAAAAAAGAAAATATTTTCATTTCTTATAAAAGTTTTGTAGTCAGTGTTATATTTTGTTAAGACCGCCTACAAAACATGGGCTTAGTGCATCTATAACACTTGGTGATTTTTTAACACTAACTTACATTTACAACACCTGAATTGTTTTGTAGGCACCTGTTTTGTAGGCATTTTTGGGTTGGTGTAGAATCTACACCGTCGCAGTACAGCGTTTTTTTTGTTTTGTAGGCAGTAAAAATACTCTTCGTCTAGGTGGGTCTTAAGATACATAATTTAAAGTGCCTACAAAACATTTTGTAGGCATAAATCGCGTATTTCATTTTGCCTATACCAGATGAGATGGGGGTATATATACTTAACTATATAAATACCTCAATGTTTTGTAGGCAGTAAAAGTGGTAAAAAAACTACATTAAGTGTAAAAACTACATTAAGTGTAAAAAAAACACTAAGTAACAAAAATAAATTGTTTTGTAGGCAGACCTAAAAAACGCTAAGAATGCCTACAAAATGCCCTACCACAAGGTTTATATAGTCAGCCGTAGACGGTAGTTTGTGCGAAACACCCAAAATATTTCGACTGTTGGATGTTTTGTAGGCACCACAAAACACAAACAAAAAACCCCACCTAAAGGTGGAAAGAAAAGACCACCTACAAAACATTTTGTAGGCAGTATAAAATAAATAAAAAAAGGGGGGGCTTTCGCCCTAACCCTCTTCATCCAACATTTTTTGGATTTCTTCAATTATTTGCGATTGTTCCTCTTCGGGTAATTGACAAAAATCACAAACTACCTCTTCGGGTTCGGGTTCTCCGAACATCTCAACAGTCTTTCCGCATTCATAACAAGGTTCAAAGCATCTATACGCCCACGCCATGTTTAACCCTACGTTTAGAGGTATATATACTTATTCATCGGACAAGTGTAATGTTTTGTAGGCACTACTAAAAAATAAATACAAAATATGTTTTGTAGGCACCCTTAGCATAATCTAAAGACGACTACAAAATATTTTGTAGGCATCCGTTGCAGGATAAAAAAATGCCCCGCACTTGACGAACTTAAGTGCGAGGACTTGGGCTTTCGTTGTTAATGCTTTTTTTGGTCGGTATTCAAAAAACGAATATTTCCTTGCCTGTTGAAAAATCCCAAATTGCTTTTTGGTTATTTCTTTTAGCCATGTATAACGCATCTTCAATATTTGAATAAATTGCTATTGGGTCAAAAACAATTTTAGTATTCTTTGGGTTATTTTCTGATAATCCGAGTTTTTCTGTCCACACGCCAATATAATTTGCTTTTGGGTATTTCTCCAAAGTTGCTAGAAACATAAATAAAGTATGATTCTTTGAGTGGGTTGCGAAAGCATCCCCTTTTTCTAAGCCGACTGCAAATCCTGTGGTCGGTGTCGCTGGCATTCCATTTCGGTAATAAGTCCCGTCTGCTATTTGTCGCATATATAGTCATACATGGGTACGGTATATATAGTTATTGTTTTTGTTAGCATAATGTTTTGTAGTCAGTCAAAATATAAATTAAGAGTGCCTACAAAGAGTTTTGTAGGCAGTACAAAAAAAGTGCCTCACGCCCCACCTATTCGCGAATAAATAAAGATGCCTACAAAATATTTTGTAGGCAGACCTAGTAAACTGTAAGAGTGCCTACAAAATTAAGTAGTAATAAAAAAATGCCCCGACCATATTGGCCGAGGACTTGGGCTTTCGTCGTTGTGTTCTAGTATATAAACTTAATAATATACAGTTTCAATATTTTGGATGAATGGTACAGCCATAATATTTAGATTTCTTCTAGCGTCAAGATTTCTTTTAAAGTCTAAATATTGTGAAACATGAGTAAAATTGGCTCTCCAAGTATTTTCTCCATCATGCCAATCTACTTGAATCATTACATTCATGTGGTCGTTCATATCGTCGTTATGCGTAGGTATCTGCTCGGCGGCTGTCTCCATATATCTTCATACGTGGGTACGGTATATATACTTATTGTTTGGGTAGTGTAATTGTTTTGTAGGCGGCTTAGAGTGGTTCTAACAATCCTATAATTTTGTAGGCAGACCTCGACTTTACTAAAGATGACTACAAAACAACACCCCTAGAACCTAATGTTTTGTAGGCAGACTTAGTAAAATCTAGTGGCGACTACAAAATTGCCTCGCTTTTTTGAGCGAGGCCTTTAGTTTTTTGTAGGCATCTTTAATTAATTATATGGGTTGCATTTGTCGTCTCCGACATTGTGAACCCATCCGACTTCATTATGTACGAAAGTCATCATACCCCCACAATGAAGGCATCTCTCTTGTGTTACGTTTGCTATTAGGCTTTTATTGCTCATGTCCTGTCCTCTCGATGTAAGTATATAAACATTTCTATAATTTAATTAATTGTTTTGTAGTCAGTTTTGTAGCCAGTTTTTCTTTTTAATTTTGTAGGCATACCTAGACTTTGACAAAGGGGACTACAAAACACCACACACACAACCCGATGTTTTGTAGGCAGACTTAGATAATTACAAGAGTGCCTACAAAACTTAACGTCATAAAGAATAGACCCCCCTCTAAAGAGGGGGGCTTTTGTAGTCGCCCTTAGTTCATAGATGCCCTCTCTCTAAAGATTAAGGTAAATGCTTTACCTTTTCTCTTTTCTCTTCTTTGTTTGTATGATGTTGATGTGGCGTACTTTGAACCATATGTCGGTGCTGTATCTATTACCGGAAAGCCTTTGGTGTCTAGTCCGATAATATGACCTTTTACTCCATATCTAAATCCAACGGGTACATATTTTTGCTTGTCCTCTAGGTCTAGGCTTAACCATATTTGTTCCGCTATTTTCTGGAAAGAATTGGTTTTTATTCCTCGACCAAATGAAGCCATAGCATTATCAATTTTATCTTGTAATAGTTTGATTATGTCGTGCATTTCTTTTGTAGTATAGTTATAATCAACTTGTTGTTTCATTGGAAAATGTGGTTCACCATTTTCATATCTAGCATTCCACATTTTAGATTCATATTTTTGTGGTGTTAGTGTTATTGCTCTTGTAAATCCTTGAGGGACTGAACAGTTCCTTGAATCACAATGTGGGCATTGACTGACTGATTGAACAGGGTTTCTTAATTCAATTCCGAATGAGTGTTTTGAGTCCCTGAGTGCTTCTGATGTATCGTAAAAAGTATGACCGTAGTTACTGTCTGTAACTATCTCAAAGTGATTCCATACAGCATTAACACACACATTGATATTGCGATTTTTAGGGTTGTTAGATTCGTCAATTGACTCTTGACGAGAACCTTCGTTCTCTTCATTTAAGATATAATTAGTATATTTATTATCCATTTTATTCACCTCTCTAAAAGAAGATAGAAGGGGGATAAAATCCCCCAACCATCTTATTCTTGAACCCCCGATACCACGTTGATGATATCTGTTATTGGTCTATTTTCTTTGTTTATTTGTGCTAGATTTGATTCAGTCATATGAAAGACTGCTACTCCGATTGATGGAAAATGCGACGCTTTTAATTCTCCGCCACAAGTTATTTTATCAGTATTCTTGATAACTAGACCACTATCTGAAACAATCATTTTTGGTGATTTGTGGCACTGTCTAGGTGCTACATATGCCACACCATCTTCATCATATCCTACGATAGTACGGGATTTTGCTTCATGTGCTGGTGTCATTTTTACAGCACAATTTGAGCAACCACAATTTAAAGAACGGACACCATCAACACTTCTTGAGGTTGAAGAATAAGTAAACTTGTTATCTTTTTTACCTCGGTTATTTAGTGGATTCATTCCAACAACAACCCAATCATAACCGTCGAATGATACTATTGGCATATCATAGATTCTTGATTCGAACTTTGACGTTACGTTACCTACAAAATAAACTCGACCCATATCCCAAAGTGAAGTTTCTATATGGCAAACTGAGCCACGAAGTTCATTTTTTCTAACGGTGCATGATGGTTTTATTGATGTATTAGCAAAGTGGTCATCATTATGATTACATTTTGTGCATACATATCTTGTTTCGGTGATATAATTGGTTGCTGATAATTGAGGACTAGACTTATTCTCTAATGATTGAGAATGTCTGATGTGATTTACTAAAGTCATTTCAACAGTAGATTTGAAGGGGATAATTTCACCATCAAAAACATTATTTTCAACATCAGTAAATTGATGTTTTAATAATCTGTTAATAATAAATCTAGGACTTGATAAAATCTTAGATTTATCTTTAACTTGAGTAAATTGATAACTTTCACCAATTTCCAATAATTGCATATTGTCGCAATCGAACACGTTCGTCGTTTCTTCTCCTATGTACAATAACTCGTCCATGCTACGCATGGACGTTAAGAAGTACTTAATGGTTGGCACGTGGCATTCAGGCGAAAAAAGTGCGTTTTTAGGCTAATTTGCGGGTTTTTAGCCCTTTCCAAAGGTTTTTGACTATGGCATACTTTTGCCCGCCAACCACCGCTTACAATTTTTTATAATTTTTTTGAAAAATATTTTTGTTATTTTTTCTTCCACTCAAGTTTGTGTGAGCCGCTTTTTCTACGCCATCTAATTTCATTGGTACGTTTTAGATATGTAGGTACTATGTTACGTGATAACGGGGTCCAATAATCGCTAACGTATTGATTGGCCTTCCATGCTATTTCTTCCGAAGTTTTCCAATCATCTAAATAACCTTCATCCATTATTTTGATAATAGACTCTTTATAGACTATCTTTTTACTTTTAGGGCCATGCCTTCTTATTTCCGGGTTTTGTTTGTTGTATCGTTTTTTCACTTACCATCCTCTCCTATCTATTATTTTTCCACCAAGACCTTCATGCTTACTTATTCTTTGCATTTGTGTTTCACCACCTAACCAATCGCCGCCTTTCATGGTTTTCATAATTACCGGCATATCGGGTGTCCTGTATGTGAATTGGTCTATGGCGTGTGCAAAAGCCATAACAGTATCGTTATGTCTGCCTAAGTCTACAATCAACCCATCACGCCACGCATGAGTTTCTAATTCTTGTAATAATATACCTACCTTTGTTCTAGTAGCATCGTTACCAAATGGGAATATTATCATTTCTCTTTCAAACCAAACTCTAAGCCTATTTAGTAGTCCTTGCTTCAATGTCCTATTATTAACCTTACTAGGTCTGTAATCTACTATTGCACCTTTTTGTGCAAGTAGACTTTCATACATTTGTTGAAAACCTACATCCTCAACCGCTATCGGGCAGTTACCATAGCGTTTAGACCATTCGATTAACATATCCGCTTGTTTATCCGGTGGGAAGTCATTTCTTCTCCACATATCTACAAAGTGAATATAACCGTCATCATCTTGCTTTAAACATATCATAACGCTGTAATCTTGGCCTAATCCGTGTGCAGGGTCAAATCCTATAACATATCTATACCCATCCATCTTATCAGTCTGTAATATAGAATCCATATCCATATTTTTTCTAATTAACATTCTAGGGAATACACTAGCCTCATCATCTACTACTTTACACAAATATTCTTGTACAAAAGATAATTCACCCATAGCCTCTTTTTGTTCTAGTAAAAACTTAATAGGTCTATATGCGGCCCATAACTCTACAGGCTTAATATTTAGTGGGTCAGCCTTATGTTCATCCCAATTAGGAATAGCAGACCATACACCGGATTTCCATGTTTTATTTTCTAGCATTTCTGTATGGTATAAATCATTCATACTCATAGGTGTCCCTACTACGAAAATTGCTGTGCCGGGACTTAACATAGGGGTAATCTTCTTTCTAAACCATTGTGCTATGTTATTCCAATTCATATCTCCCATATCATCAAGTACGTCATCAAATGCGATAGCCGCAGGGTGTTCTCCACGAATAGCCGCACCAACAGAAGTAGCACGAATCCATGCCCCATTAGTAAAACGTATTTCTAGTTTGTTACCCCTCTTAGGGTCAAGATACCTAGATAACTGAGGGTGTCTTTTCATATCTTCTCTTATCTCTTCTAATCTTCTAACAGCCAAGTCTTTGCTTGCGGAAAATAACCAACAAGTAAAGGGTTTATTACGCCATTGTTCAAAAAGAGCCATGTGTAGTAGTTTTACCCTTAAAGTAGTAGATTTACTATGGTCCCTCGGTGCAATAACACAAACACGATGTACAGAAGAATTGTCATGATTATCACCATACATATCTATCCACTCACCTATGTGTTCTCCCCAAGTATAACCTAACCACTTGTAGAAATACTCTACGTCATTACGACTACGTTCCATAGAAAAATTAGTATTAAATGTAGACATATAATCACTTCGGGTGCAAATCTTTTTTATTACAGTGTGGGCAAATACCTTTTAACGCTTTTGTTTTCATTATTCTGTCAGTAGCCCAACCACAAGTGTAGCATTTGGCTGAAACCCACATTACTCATGCACCACCGGCGCAAACAGATTTCCAATCAATCCTAATTCTTTATCTATTAAATGGGCGCAGATTCCTGCTCTAGCAAGAACATATCCTTTTCTAGCATGGTATCTATCGTGTCCTGCAAGACTAGGTAACTGTATAACAGTGCAACCCGCTTTTTCTATTAACTTCATGTGGTGTAAATGTCCGTGAAACCAATAATGGTGTTCCTTTTCTCCCCAAGCCTGTCTTTCTTCTGTAGCCATAAGTGCAGGTAAGTCATTACCTCTAACACCATCACCGTGTGTAAAACCTAGTAAAGAGTTTCCGTATTTTATATACTGTCGAGGGTAAGGACTAACAATTACTTCTACATCGTCTACATTTTCATAAAGTGCAGATAAATACATCATCAAAGCGAAATTACTATGTCTATCGTGATTACCACACATAAATACCACTTGAACAGGAGAAACAGCACGAAGCATTTCAATATGCTCTCTTGCTAATTCACAACCACCCATAAGTATTTGTGCAGGTGTAGCCGCCATATCTTGTGGTGTTCCTCTTGTAGTAGTTCCTGCGTCATTATCTATATGGAACCAATCAGAACCCGCAGTTACAATAACTTTGTCGGGCCTACTAGGTAATCTTGAAATCAAGTTGTTTGTGCGGTCAATAAGTCTTGAACGTGCTTCTTCAAGGTTATACTCTTCGCCGACTTCATCTTTCCAACCATATTTACCATAATGCAAATCAGTAGGGGAAATTAATACGGCGTAATTACCGTTTTCCGTCATCTTGATTCTGTTTTTTGTAGTAGTTTTTACTTTTGGGATTAAAGTAAGAAACTCATTAAGAATTGTATTGCTAAAAGCCCTGTATGCGTTAGCATCTTTTTCTATATCAGCCCAACGCTTACTTTCTACTTTTTCTGCTACTTGCATACGTCTAACAGCAAGAGTTTCATTTACTAAATCATCAGTAGTCTTTGTCATAACTTCTTCATCGGTAAAAATGTCCATACCGTGATTCCATTCATTGACTCTTATGTATTCTTTAATCCAACCTGTAGGTATTCCGTACTTTCTAGCCAAATCTGTTGCAGACAAACCGTTACCGTCATCCGAATAATCTTTTTTCATGTTTCTGTGTTTGTTACCATCAATAGCAACCATTTCACCACCTAGTGCATCTAACACCGTCAAATAAGTGTCATTTGCTTTATCATAGTAAACTCTTATTTTATTTACAGACAAATTAGTAGTTTCTGTTTCTTTGTAGTCGTTGCCTTGTTTAGCCCACCTTTGTATTCTACATCTCCAACCGTTTACCGAGCATGATGGCTCGACTTCATGCAAAAACCGAGCAAACTCGGAATTATTTCTAAAAGTTCTATCTTTGGCGTATTTTTCTATGAGGCCGTAGCCCCCTTGATACCTTCCCATTGTATTGCCCTGCTCATATCGTCTTATAATACTTATTTATTTTATTGATTCTACATACAACAAAATTAAAAAAACGCTTTACTAAAAGCCTATGTTTGAATTAATTTATTCTTTCTTTAGTATGGGTAGGCGGCGGCCCTGTCTACTTACTACTCTTTTAGTTATTAACTTCATCCATACTATAGAAGAAATAAAATAAATAGAAAGAATTGGCGCAGTACAGCGTTTTATTAATTTTGTAATATCCCGAAAAAATAAAAAAAATTAAGAAAAAGAGCAAAAAGTGTTATAAAACGACGCAAACCTCGTAATTACATGGCCGAGCGAAGTTTGTGGCAAAGATTAACCGGAAGTGTAGAAAAACCCGTAGAACCGAAGAGAATAGCGTTATCTACTAACGAAAAGTTTTCAGCGATTGCGGGAATACCCGATATTGTTAGAGATACCGAAAAACTAAGACAAGACAGCAAGTTTGACAATGAGTTTGATTTGTATGACCTTATGTTGAAGTTAGACCCGGAATTAAATGGTGCAGTTCGTGCTGTATCACTCACGGCTAATAATTACGAAATTAATTATTCTAAAGGTAGAAATGCACAAATCCGTAACGCTATACAAACTCTTGTAGAAGATACTCTTGATTTTGATGACATTATGATTAACTCTATGCGTAACATGATGGTCTACGGTAATGACATTAACAAAATAGTAGGTAAACAAGGAATAGGTGTTACAGGTCTACAAAGCCTTCCTATCAAACAAATAACTATTGTTGATGAAAGAGGTGGCGTAGGTTCTTACTTCGTTGCTGATGAAGATAACCCTATAATTAACCCAAGAACATATATCATGCGTGAAACATCACCTTACGAAGTTGCTATTTCCGCAAAAGAAATATTACACATAAAGGTTGATTTCCGTTCTAATTGGTTTACAGATAACAAAGGCAGAAAAACTTATGGTATATGGGGCGCATCACGTTTCTCAGCATTAAAGCAAGCAATACGCATGAAATACAACAGTATGAATAATCGTATATCTTTAGAGGATGCTATGACTAAACAATACATTACTATTGACAAATCCGCTATTGAACATATACAAGACCCCGTTGAACAATCACAAAGATTGTCATTTATTATGGATGAGGTAATTAGTTTATTTTCAGGTTTAAGAGGCGACCAAATACCTGTATTACCACATTACGTTAATCTACATCACGTAGATTTAGGTAACACAATGCCTAATAGTGCGGATTTCCTAGATAGCATAAATGCGGATATTGCGGCAGTATTACAAGTGCCTAGAGTAGCCGCAGGTCAAGAACGTGGTTCTACTTTTGCCGCAACATTTAACGCAAACCTTTGGGCCGTTCAAGCAATTAGTCGTATGCACAAAATATTGTCTGAGTCTGCAATACAGTTATTTATGATGCACTTAGACCTATTAGGTATAACCTATAGGCGACAAGATTTGCCTACTATTAAGTTTGACGCTATGGATATGGAATCCCCACTAAATGTTATGCAAAGAGTAACAATGGGTTACGATGGCGGGTTACTTACACTTAACCAATCGCTTGATATTCTAAACTTACCGGAAATAGGTAAAGAAGGCGACGACAGAAAGGAAATAGAAAAACCTGCGGATGTAGGAAGTCTACCTAGAGAAAATGAGCAAGAAAGCGCACCTAGTGAGGAAGATATATGATACCGGAATTACAATTTGCGATATATAGCCTTGTTTTAGCAGGTTTAGGTGCTGTTGCATCAATAATGCTTAAAAGACACCCCGAACAACGGAAGGTTATGAGTAGCCCAAAAATGTCAAATCCTAATGAAACACTTATGCTAATGTTTGGAACAGGCGTAGTTATGGCTTGGGTTATTATAGCGGCTTCGGCATCTTATTACAGCGTTGTAGAACAACGTGATATATCAGATTCACAATTGACAGTTATTGGTCTATTAGGTGGTCCGGCACTTCTTATCATAACAAGTGTCTTAGATTTATTTAAGGGTAAAGAAAGTGCTAAAATAGCAGTATTACCTGACAGACTAAATGCTGACGTAGAATCTACAAATGCTTCAAAAAATCACACTCGTAAACTAGAAGAATTAAAATTACAACACGATTTAGATATGGAATCTATGCAACAAAAACATACTTTAGATATGGAAGCGTTTCAAATTACTAAAGCCCCTAAAAGTAAATAATCATAAAACACTAGAGTAACCTAGTGGTATGACACTTAACGAAGTCTGTTGTATATTATTATTTATTGCTATTTCCTTTATGGCCCTTGACACGGAAAAGTGGGGATAATGCACAAAGACGAAGCGATAGAAAAGTTTATTGCTATATGTATGATGTCTATTTTTCTTGTGCCTTTTGTTACACCCGCATACGAAACAAGCCCTTTTTATGACCCTAACTTAATTACTTGTAGTAGTATTACCGGAGAGATAATAGAAAAAGAACCATTTTATATTATTGTTAGAGTAGAAGATAACTATACTCATATTAATGAGGACTTTAAAGTTTATGTAAGTCCTAAAGCCTATAGTAATTACACTATAGGTGATACCCACATAGAACCAATATGCACTTTATCTGATTACTCATTTTATAAAGATTTGATAGAAAGCCTAAAACAATCCGGCATACTAGAATAGATTAATAAGACAAACCCTAAATTAAAAAACCATGTCGTGCGGATGCGGTTGTAGTGGCGAAGTAGTAGCATACGAAGAATGGGATGAAGAAGATGTTTCGGCGGCAGAATATCAAGGCCGCACTGTAAGTCTCAATAAACCCTTTAGAACAAAGGGTGGGGCTAAAAAGTTTGCAGTATATACTAAGAATGGTAGCGGCACTGTAGTTATAGTAAGATTTGGCGACCCTAATATGGAAATCAAAAGAGATGACCCCGCAAGAAGGAAGTCATTTCGTGCAAGGCACAAATGTAACACACCCGGTCCAAAATGGAAGGCACGTTATTGGTCTTGTAGACAATGGCGTGGTGGAAAAAAGGTTGAAGCAGAAGATGGTAGCCCATGTGGATGCGGTTGTAATGATGAGGATGTTGAGGCTAAAAGTGCTGATGACCCATGCACATCAGGCTACGAACAATACGGTATGAAAATGAAAAATGGTCGTAAAGTCCCTAACTGCATTCCTATTAAGAAAAAGGCTGACGAAGTAGAAGCGGCAGAACCTACACCTAACGAT